AGCGCAAATTCACACCAGGAACGAATCTTTATTACAATCTAGTGTTATGCGCCGACTCATCATACTTCTGCACGGCAGAGACGAGTTTCGCCATGGAGGAGTATATGAGCATGAAACGCTTCAATATTCCCATTGCCAGAACCATAGATGAAGCTGACTATGAGCGTTTAGTCATCTTTTCGGCAATAGATGAAGAGATGAATGCAATTTCTAACGAACAAGCGACAAAGAAATAATGGCTGATAAGAAATTTATTATTGAGGTAAGAACCAAAGGATTCGCCAAGGCGAATCGTGACATGGGTAAACTGGATACTTCCAGTAAATCATACGAGAAAACCACTGGTAGAATGCGTGGTAAAACTCAAGGATTTATGAGGAGTATTGGTTCTTTAAGAAACAGTATTTTACTTTATACTTTTGCATTAGGCGCAGCAGCGAAAACAACATCAGTATTTGTTCAATCCGCATCAAAATTTCAAGATGTCAAAGTCAGATTAGTTGGTTTAATGGGTGGTGTGTTAGATGCTGAACGTGCGTTCCAGAAATTTAATGCAGTTGCAGCCAAAACTCCATTCACACTGGATGATGTAGTCAATGCCGGAGCGCAATTAAAAGCATTCGGTGCTGATGCTGAAGCATTATTAGGTCCCATCACAGACCTTGCCGCATATATGGGAACCACTGCTACCGAAGCTGCAAATGCGTTTGGTCGAGCCTATGCCGGTGGAGCGGGTGAGGCTGATATTTTTAGGACTAAAGGTGTATTGAATATCATTCGTGACTTCAAAGGCATTGAAGATCTCACCAACTTAACATTGCCACAATTCAGGCGTGCGATGGAAGAGACTTTTACTGATCCAAGCACTGGCATTGCTGGCTCTACGGAACGTCTCGCAAAAACCTTTACTGGTGCAATGAGTAACATGGGCGATTCCATGACTCGTCTTGCCGCAGAAATTGGCGATATTTTCCTACCAGCACTCACAGCAAGTGCTATAGAAATGGGAGCCATGGCTGACTCGATGAGAGAATGGATACAATTTGCCAGAGAAGGCCGAGAAACGATTAATCTATTTGGTGATGGTTTGGATGTGTTCGGAGCCAAACTGCGTGGTATGAAAGACATTGATGAATTGACTCGAATGATGAAAGAGATGGAAGAGCAGATGGGTGTCAATAAAAAAGACATGGCAGAGATGGGTGACATTGCATCTATTAAGTTTATTCCTCCAAAGGCGAAAGAAGAATTCAAAACTTTTAAAATTATGACTGACGATAATGCTGTCAGTCTTGACAATATGGAAAACGGATTCACATTGATCCAAGGTCCGATGCAAGATTTTACCGATGCTATCAATGATCAAACCGTTATACAAGATACAATGAATGTCGGTTCTGAGACTTATATTGCCAAACTGGAATTAATAAAACAACGTATTGCAGAATTAGTTGAAGAACGAAAAAAATTACTTGATACATTCGATAAAGAAGCACATGCAGAAGATGTACGCCAAGCAAGAATTGCTGTCGGGCTTGAATTACAGGAAATGGAGAATGCAATCATCGCAGATAATAATCAACTCATGGATGACAAAATAGCAAGAATGGAACTCGCTGCTATGAAAATGGCGGGTATGACAATCGAGACGACTGACGCCCAAAAACAACAAATCATAGTTGCTAACCAACTCGCCGGGACTATTAATATAGTCGCTGGTGCAATGAGAAATCTTTCTAATGAAGAAATGAACACGATGCAAAAAACGCAAGAGATGATTAAGATCATGGGCAGTCTGATGATGGTCTTGGGTGCTGGTACTCCAGTAGGTGCAGTGGGTAGTGTTTTTACCGCAATAGGAAGTATTCCCGTAGGCCACACCGGCGGTCTGGTGAAAAACGATGGCATCCAACGCTTTGCACAGGGCGGCATGGTGCAAGGTCAGGACAATGTACCCATCATGGCACAGGCTGGTGAGTTTATTATGCGTAGAGAAGCGGTGCAGAATATCGGTGTGCAGAATCTTGCCCAGATGAACAAAACCGGGCAAGGTGGCGTGACGGTTAATATACAAGGTAATATGATTGGCAATGATGAATTCGTCAGAGATAATCTGCTCCCACAAATCGCCAAAGCAGCACGGCAAAACCTAGCTTAAGATGTCACTCTCCAATGCACCATCCACTTCCAATGTAAGTGAGAACTGGATTGCTCAATTCACTGCGGATAATAAGCATTGTCTATCTTTTGATGGAACCAACGACAAGGTTACGTTTGGCAATATTTTTGCATTATATACCAGTTATACAATAGAAGCTTGGGTGAATCCATCTACGGTATCCACAACTGGAAAAGCGTGGATATTGTATAATGGCAATCAAGACTATGATGAGAATACAGAAGCGAATAATGTGACTTTTTCCTTATATCAAAGTGACAATGATGTGGGGTTTTACTATCAATATGGAGCAAGTTCAAATAAAGTTATAACATTCGCTGGGAATCAATTAACAGCAGACACCTGGGTGCATCTTGCCTTGGTTAGAGATAACTCTGATGACTCTATAAAACTCTATGTAAATGGAGTATTAAATAACACATCTTCTAGCACACCCGATCCCACCGGTGGTGGCAGTGGTGTGTTTAGTCTCGGCTATGGGGAATACACTTTGACACCCGATGATCAATATTTTAATGGTAAAATAGCCCATGCGCGTGTCTGGAATGTAGCAAGAAGTGCGGCTGATATTTTACAATATATGAATAGGCCTGTGGTGGGTAAAGAGTCCGGGTTGCAAGGTTATTGGAAACTCAATGAAGGTTCCGGCACAAGTGTAGATGATTTGACGAGTAATAATAACAATGGCACTTTGTCGGGTCCCACTTGGTCTATTAATGGCTTTGATCAGTTTATCTTCGATTTCGGATTATCTTTTCTTGATACAATTGTCGATAATGATTACCACCGTGGTTCCATATTGAATAAGTCCATCACCATTCGAGATAGTATCGATTTAACGAAGAGTACATCTAGCACTGGTAACATCAGTATCACTAGCGCCAATTTCACCACTAATGGGACTGATTTCTATAAAACACTCTTTAATGGAACAAATAATTATCACAATAAAGAAGTCAGATTATACGCTCAATTTAGTGGAGAATCCACATTAAGTGATTGCCAGCGTATCTTTACTGGTCGTTTGGTAGATATAACATTAGACCAGAATCAGAATATTAAGATGCAAATCAATTCACACCGACCTTGGGATAAGATAGAGTTTCCGCAGACTCAAACATTAAATAATGTATATCAGCCTGTGGTATATGGTGATTATTCTGCACATGCTGATCAAGGTTTAGTGAGAGATTTTGCGAATGCAGTGCATCCAGTACCATTTAAAAGAAAAGGCATCACTACTGATCACTTAATCATCCCAGCAAAGTCATATTCTAATATTTATCCACATTATTATGACTCTACAGCAGATGCGTTTTTACCAATCAAATCAGATAATTATACTGCGGCTACAAAAAATTTAGACGATGAATATGATTCTAATGTGAATATCGGATTAGTGAATAGAGAGATGCAGCGAAGATTTAGGATTAATGCAATATCCATCAGTTCAGATGGTTCTACAACTATGACGAATGCGAAAAATTTACTGCATGATAGTTATAGTGCATCTGGCGCATATCACGACTATGGTCCAGAAACGAGTTCACAAGCAAAAAATATATATCTCAATTTTGCAGCGGAATTATCTAAAATCAATGATTCTGATTTAGATATTAAAGGCACAGTTGTAACGCCCAGTGGGCAAGTCAATACTAATTTAACCTTACGCATTAACTATAGTGGTGGCTATGGTAATTATTATAGCGGTGGTTTTGCAGCTAATCAAAATTTAGCCATTACGCTGGCAAATGGATTAGCCGGTGCGGCGGCAGTATCTACATCATCCTATGGTACTATGAATTTATCTATATTAAATAATAATTTATATACCGTCAATTTAAGCACAACCATATCGTCTTCTACTGGGAGTGATGATGTTGTAATGACAGTCACAATTCAAGATTATGTTTTATATATGGATGTTCAACAATCGTATGATGAAGATGATGCGAATACCAATAACAGTATAACTGCCGCATCAAATTTAAAATATTTGTATTTAGGTGTAGATGGCCTCACTGCAACATGGGATTCAGGTGCTATAAGTCATGGACATGATGCACACCGAGATATGTTGATTAGATTTGCTGGTGTTAGTACAGAAGATCCAGAAGTGAATACTGGCGAAGCCTGGAGTGTGTTGAATACAGACCGAGCAATTGATAATTGGAAAATAAGATACTGGCAATTAGAACCAAGATCACTTAAAGATGCTTTGGACAAAATGGCCTATGAATCTGGATTTATCAGCAAATTCTCACCATCCAACCAATTGAAATATATCTATGTAAAAAAATCAAGTGAATTATCAGCTCTTCTAAATCTTACTAAAGATGATATTGCTAATGTCAGTGTCAGTACCACTGGAATAGACAATGTTCACGCGACAATGGATATATCCAATAAATTACACCCAGCAGATTCTACTCGATATTATTCTACAAC